ATGCAGGTACATGACGCGCAATTTGTTGGAGTATTCACCCGCCATCTTCGAACGTGCCAATATCGCGGAAAGCGTGAATATCGTCACTGGCGGAAATGCGGCTGCCCTAAATGGCTCTATTACAGACAGAGCGGGGATCGCATTCGTGAGTCCGCCCAGACGATCTTCTGGAGCACGGCAGAAGAGAAGGCTCGAAAGAAAGAACAGGAATTAAGAAACGCCGCCCTGGGGAAACCTCTTCCTGCCGAAGCTGGGCTGACTATTGCCGATGCGATCACTCGATACCTGGCCAATAAGCGCAGCGAACGTCTCTCCGACGTCACGATCAAGAAACTGGAACTGATCTTCAAACGCCGACTGCTTGATTGGTGCAATCGCAATGGCATTCACTACTTGGCACATTTGACGCTGCCCAAGCTTCAGGAATGGCGCGGCACATGGCCCGAGAGTGCGCTGGCGGCAAGCAAGACTCAGCAGCGGGTCAGAGGCTTTTTTCTATTCCTTCACAATAACGGCTGGATCACAACGAATCCCGCTCGTGGCCTCAGCAAGATCCGTCTGAGTAGAAAAGAGCCGAGCTATTTCACGAACTCGGAACTGGAGAAGATTCTCGATGCTACCTATATATACGGGAAGACCGAGACCGAACGGCGTCGCGTTCGGGCATTCGTGCAGCTCATGCGATGGTCTGGTCTAGCCGTTCGAGATGCAGTGACGCTGGAGCGGTCGAAATTAGATCATCAAGACCGCCTCATTCTCCAACGCACAAAGACGTCGGAGCCTGTGTTCGTGGAGCTCCCCTATGACGTCGCCGAGGAACTGCGGAATGTTCCCAATGGCCTGAAACCCAATCCCAGATATTTCTTCTGGTCTGGCAGCGGACTTCCCAAGACGGCAGTAGCGGATTGGCAACGTGCTCTCCGCAGGCTATTCGAGTTGGCCGACATCAAGCATCCCGACAACACGAAGAAGCGTTGCCACTCGCACATGTTCCGCCATACTTTTAGCATTCATTTGCTGGATGCTGGGGTCCCGATAGAAACGGTCGCCGCGCTGCTAGGGCATTCGAGCACGAAGACCACGGAGAAGTATTACAAGTCACACACCCAAGTCACGCAGCAGAGAATCTCGCTTGAGCTTCGCAAGGCGTGGAAGGTCATCGAGAAACGCAAAGACTGAAACTTGTGCAAAATTCCAAGACGCTCTTCGGAGCGTCGTTTTATTGGCGAATGTGAGTGGTATCATGTTGCATCTCACGGCGAAAGGGCGGTCGTTTCCTCAGCAACTCAGAAGAACAATCGCTACCGCTTTCCGAAATGGATGGCAGACAACCTGATTGCCACAACTCACACTCATTCCCCGTAGGATCGTCCTTGAGATTCCACCTTCTCGCCTTCCGCAGCCTCTGACAGATCTCGACCCAGGAGACATCGCAGACGCAGTTACCGAGATTCTTCGTACTGAATACGGGACTAGAAATGTAGAAGTCTTTCATCCAGTTCTAAAGATGGGGCAAGGCTGGCAAGGGAACTGTCGTGTCGCTGGAGCGGATTTTCTGTACCAAGTCAGATCAGGGCTCTTTGAGTAGGCAAAGGTCGCTTAATGATGCTTTAGAAACTCAAGGAGAACTGGATAATAGGTCGCGAGTGCGGCACCGAACGCATGTTCAAGAATGTGCTTGGCCGATTCCAGACTCTGCTTGATAATCGCGTGTTTCGGTCGCGGTGATTTCGTTTGTGTCTCGACAGTTTCAAACTCTGCCCTCAACTCTCGTTTAGCGTCATCCGTCAGCTTCACTGCGTTAAGTGTTTCCCGCATTTCATCAAGCACTTTTTGTACATCGGCTACATAATTGAGGTTTGCTGTATTGTGGTCACCTTGCTGGATGATTGAGCCTGTGACAGGGCCGTGGAAGTTGATAACCTGGGACTGTGGTTCTGGTTTGCCTTCGTCTTTTTTACGCATAAATCTCCATCGGTCAACTTGTGTCCTAATCTCATTCGCATGTAACCCGACATGCTGCTCAACCATCTGTACGTAATGCCCCTCTGACACTAACCTGCTGCTGAGTATCGCATCCTGAACGCGGGCATTGCGGGAGTTGGTTATCCAAGTTGAACGTAGGGCCGTAAGCTCTTTGATAAGGTCTCCCAGCATCCCATCAGTAAGCGTCACACCGTGAAGCTCAAAACCTTCCAGTCGGCAATCCAGACGGGCTTGGAGAAGGGCGGTAATCTTTTCGCCTTCGATCCTCGCAGTCTCAGCAACTGTCATGCCAGAGCGCAGAGTTCCCATCTGTGCCGATACAGCACGAGATTGCCTGAGCTTTTCCTGGAACGCGACAGAGATTTTCCCGACCTCTACTCCGAACGCAGTCTCGGTAAACTGACGAGCCTTAGCCAGAGCTTGTTGTTGGTCGTCCATTCTTTAATCAGTTTACGTGTTGGCGGAACGTTCTGAGCGTTGAGTCGGCCACTTGCGGTCGATCTCCCGCATGATCTCTTCTGCCCATCGGATTGCGTCATCAATGATGCAGATCGTTGCAGGAACTCTTCTCACATTGTCGAATTGAGCGAGCTTTCGAGCGGCAAGCATCGCAGCGGCAATCAACAGAACTCGCTTGCGTCCTTCGTCCACGTTCCACAGTGTAACATCTTCGCCTTTTGTTCACTACCCAATCTGTGGAAGAATGCCGCGAGCGGATTTGTGGCAGAATGGCATGAAGCTCCTACCAGATTAGTGTATGAAGGAACCCGCCTAGCATGGCGAATGCGCCGAGTCCTATCCCGAGTCCAACGCTCACCAAGTATTACGAAATCTACGGTCCCCGAATCACGCAGGAAAGTGAAAAGCTCTTCCTAAATGAGTTTCTGTTTCCGTTGCTTGGCCCGAACCTCAGCAAGATTATTCCTCAGCATTCGTTCCTGGACAGCACGGGACGCGCGCGGCGAATAGATTTCGCGTACATCTCCGATGGCGCGAGGCTCGCGCTGGAGGTAAACGGCGAGACCTACCATGCTGAGGGCATCATTCCGAACGAAATGTTTGACGACAATCTGTTCCGTCAAAACGAGATTCTGAACAGCGGATACAAGCTCATTCGCTTTTCGTACAACCAACTTCAGTCTCCACTCTGGCGACCGCTGGTGATGAGTACGCTGCGTAGTTTCTTTACAGAATATGCACCTGCGCTGCTCGGCGAGAATCCCGTAAGGCCAAACCACATTCAGAAAAATGCGCTGGAGGCTCTGGACTTCTACCGTTCAAGAGGTTGGCGAAAGGGAGTAGTGGTGTTGCCAACGGGAACGGGAAAAACAATCTTGTCCGCGCTGGATGTAAAGAGAGTGGGAGGCAGAGCCGCTTTCATCGTCCACCGCAATGACATCTTGAAACAGAGTGTGGATGCATACAAGCTGGTGTGGCCGCAAGTGTCGATTGGATTCCTTACGGGCGAGATCAAGGAGAATGTGGCCAACTGTGATGTTCTCTTTGCGTCGAAGGACACACTCTACAATCCAGCGATTCTGGCACAGTTCAAGCCCACGGCCTTCGATTATGTGGTAGTGGACGAGGTTCATCACGGTCAATGTTTAACGTACCGAGGCATCTTCGCGCATTTCAAACCCAAGTTCATGCTCGGCATGACCGCCACACCTGACCGCCTCGACCGTAAGGACATTTTCGAGTTGTTTGACTACCAAAAGATTTATGAGGTCACGCTGCAAGAGGCTATCGACCAGGGCTTCCTCGTTCCTTACGACTACTACGGGCTAACCGACAATGTGGACTACTCGCAGATTCGTTATCAGGGAAATCACTACCGTGTCGATGACCTCGAACGGCTCCTGATCGTCCCTGAGCGGAACAAAGCGATTTTGAACGAATACCTGACAAAGGGTCACGGCGACAAAGCAATCGGCTTCTGCGTGTCTATCAAACATGCGGAGCGCATGGCCCGCTTCTTCCAGGAAAATGGGATTGCAGCGGCAGCGGTCACTAGCCAGAGTCCTGATCGAGACCATCTGATTTCACAGTTCAGAAAAAATCAACTGAATATCCTATTCACGGTTGATCTGTTCAACGAAGGGATGGACTTTCCAAATGTCCGAGTGCTTCTCTTCCTGAGGCCAACCGAATCAAAGACTGTGTTCATTCAACAGCTAGGCCGTGGTTTGCGGATGTGTACAGGAAAGGAACGCGTCCGTATTCTCGATTTTATCGGCAACTACAAACGCGCAAATCAGATTCGGAAATGGCTTGCCAAATCCGACAAAAATACCGTTGAGGGGACAGGAGCGACCCGCAGGAAAAAGATTGAATACACGTATTCCACTGGATGCGCTGTTCATTTTGACGCGAAAGTCGAGGAAATCCTCGACAGGCAAGATGAGCGTGAAATGGAGGTCACGAAGGATGATCTGAAGGAAGCGTATTCTGCATTGGCCGAGGACCTCGGCCACAAGCCGACCCGAGACGAGTTGAACGCGAAAGGCAAATACAAGTCGGCGCAATACCTGAATGTCTTTGGCTCATGGGTCAACTTTCTGCGCGAAATCGGAGAATACACTGAGGCGAGCTATCACTATCCGCAAGGTGTGCATCTGGGCCACTTGCTTTCGATCCTGAAAGTCTTTGGAGGTCGCCGCATAGGAACGCACTTCGATGACAACTACATCAGACTGCGTGGCGGGTTGGGCGATGGGCGCATCGCGTCTTACAGACGCCAGGTCAAATACAAGCTCCTCGCCGCAATGGAGCTGGGCATCCTGCCCGACGACCGCACGTTCGGACCGAATGAGGAAGTTAATCTGTCCCTCACGACACTTGGCAAAGAACTGCGGGAGGCGCTGAAGCCCCTTCTTGATTCACTGGATTTGAAGTTCGAGATCGACGCCGATGGTATCCCAAGTTCGCAAATGAAGTTGGACGCACGGGAGTACAACACAAGATTAAGAGAGTTCTTCAAATCCAAACCAGCGGCCCGAGAGACATTCTTAAAAGTGTTTCTGCTGATGAGCGCCGTCCAGCAGATGCTGCTGTTCTTCTATCAGGTCGCGAGGGCACGCACGGTTCAGCGTTCGGCAGTGTATAACCAGTTCTTTGCCGCGCCTTTCGTGAGGCGGTTCTGCGATCAGGAAGGCATAGAGGAAGCAACCCAAGCAGGCGCTGAGCATCGATGCCCCTTCCTCATTAACGTACTCGACGCTTGCGGATTTATTTCGCAAACAACGAACGAGATAACCGTGGAAAGGCTCGCGATAGCCAGCCCGACGGTTCGGGCAGACGGAGAAAACGTTACGGACGCCGAAGCAAGGGCAACACGGCTGTGGAATCACCTGAAAACAGGTGCGCCTTTGGCTGATGCGGATATTGGCATCCTCAGAGAACTTTTCGGGAAGGATTTCCTGACACCGAGTTACTATTTGAAGGACTCAGAATACGTGGAGTTGATCTGAAAGAGGTGATTCGTTGAACCGTTCGCATTCAAATCGTGGACACATGGGTATGAACTCGCTGCGAAAACGCAACGGACTTCACTCCTCCGAACTTGCAGTCTCAATCAAGGATGTGACGGAAACCGTTCACGCTATCCGTGTTGACGATTGCCTAGAAGTTCTGCGCAGTCTGCCTGACAACTCGGTGCAGCTAATCGTGTGTGATCCGCCGTACAACATTAAACTCGCTCACTGGGATGCATTCACGAACTATATCGAATGGGCGAGTCAGTGGTTAAAGGAATGCGAGCGGGTTCTGTCCCCGTCAGGGAATCTCGCAATTTTCGGTGGGTTGCAATATCAGAGCGAAGCGGGTACGGGTGATCTGTTCGATATTCTTTCATACATGAGACAGCGGAGCACGATGCTGCTGGTGAATGTCATCATTTGGCATTATCGAAACGGCATGAGTGCACACCGTTTCTTTGCGAATAGGCACGAGGAGATTTTGTGGTTCGGCAAAACTCGCAAATATTATTTCAATCTAGATGACGTTCGAATACCTTTCGATGAGGAAACAAAGCGTCTGTACTCGCGGGACAAGAGGCTCAAACCTGAAAGCATTGAGAAGGGCAAGAATCCGACCAATGTTTGGCAGATCTCTCGGTTAAATGCCAATTCTCTTGAGCGGGTCGGACATCCGACCCAAAAGCCGATAGAAGTGATTCGACGACTAATACGTGCTCTCTCCTATCCTGGCTCAACAGTTCTTGATTTCTTTGCGGGGTCAGGCAGTACAACCCGTGTAGCCGTCGAAGAGAACCGCCACAGTATCGCGAGTGATGTTGACCGTGGATTGAATGATTACGTGAAGGCGCAAATAAAAAACATCAACTTGACCAGCGGGAAACTTTTTAAGGGATGCGTCCCCTATCGGTTCCTGTCTGATGACGAGTTTGCAACGCATCCTCTGTTCAGCGTCGTTACCTCCGATGTGGAGAGTGAAGATTCAATGGGAGTCCAACATGTCTCGTAAACAAGCGCCAATGAAGAAGGGCGAGAATGTGCGAGGAAGAAGCACCGTTCAAAAGGTTGAGAAGGCAACACCCAAGAATGCGGACTCCCCTTTCCACGTTTTGCTCAGAGTGCGTTCGGAAAACGGTCAGACCATAGATGCACATACGGAAATCATTAGGAGGAAGGGCACTGCTCTCCTTGCGAAGATGGGCGAACCCATAGGCCCTGATTTTATAAACAAGTTGAATGAGCAGATTGGACGTAAGGTTAAGACCTTTTTGTTTCTAACGCTGCGAGAGGGATGGAATGGGCCTTACGTTACGTACCGCTGTTCATTACATCAGGTCTCCAACACCGTACCGCCAAACAAGCACTCTCTCATTCCTGGGTATTATGGTTTTGTTGAAGCTGCAGCGAGTACATGGTTTGAAATCTCCAGCATGGAGCGGATGACGCGAGATGAAATGAATCGTATTTTCGTGCTTAGTTCAGGCCGCTCAATCATGAGCGTAATTGCAAGTAGCGCAACAGTGTTCCGTGTCGCGTTGCAATGAGTTACATCTTGGGCCTGTGACCCTAGTACATCGCGCCACGTTGCCTTTGTAGGCCATCCCCTGGCCTGGGTGATAGGCCACTATCCCTCATATCCTCCCGCTCGAATGTTTCCAGTCCCTCAACCAGCAAAGTAAAACGGACGATTTTCGAGTGAATTCCTATACTAGCCATAAACAGCAGGGGAGATTACGCATGAGCTACATCGTCAAGGTCACTGGTGCCGCAGGCAAGGCGTCTCACGGCACCATCAGCTTTTCTGAAGATCCGATCATTGTTTACAAATGGGTTCATTACAGGCCGTTTCTGGGCGACAACAGGTCTAACGATAGGGACCCGCTGGGATACATACACGCCGTTCGTGTGAACCGTTTATCACTGCGGAGGCGGAAAGACGGCAGGGAAATCCGTCAGGCAATCATTTCAGCGGTAGAGTCCGAAAGCACTTTTTAAGAGCATCTGAGTCGGAGATAGCGGCGAGTGAGGTGGTTGCTGAACTTGTGAGCCAGCGACCGCCGAAGGCTAGAAAATAGGCCATCGTCCAAACCCTGGCGCGTGACGTACCCAGGCAAAGCCGAAACTTACACCGACTGAGTTCGCCGCGAGGCAACGGGTGGTATCAAGCCTGTTAGATGAGCAGCGAGTCCTCCCTGAGGCTCTCGCACCCGTTCGTTTATCTGCGCCTCACATTCGGGCGTGTATGTGTTGCTTAGGTTCCTCTGCTCACTTGAGTTTCTAAACTCAAGACCCTGCATGTAAGGGAATGATTGACACGACCCATGAGTTGTTTATTGATAATCGCCGTCGGCGTGTGCGCCGAGCGGCTATGAGTAGACGTGCTGATGTTCCGCTGGCTGTATGTTTGATTGTGCATCCGCAGATGCAGTCTATTGTGGCCATTGGTAGCGATGAGATGCTGAGTACGATTGAAGTAGGAGGATTAGACAATGCTAAACGACACGGTGGATTTGTATTCGATGACAGTCAATTCCCGAAGCCTGGAGATGCTGATTTTATTCCGACGACGGAAGATGATTTCTGGCTGCACGGCAATTTGATGCAGCAGAAACGGCAACACACAGTTGAACGGCAGCCCTATTCAAGTAAGCCTGTGAAGTTTTCAGAGAGATGCAGGAGATTAGCCAAGGCAAGCGGGAAGCTCGACAAGAGTTTGGACCGCAACCCTGATTATTACTAGCCCACCAGCAGAACTCGAAACATAAATTCCCCGCAGCGCATTGATTTAGCAGAGAGTTATCGCGGCCCAGAAAAGTTTCCGCAAAACTACATACTAGAGAGGGATGAGCAACAGAAATCTCTGGAGGATTACCTCAATGCCATTCGACATCACGTCTCTCAAAGCCACTCGCCGAGCGCAGACAGAACGCAAGCTGGATGAACTCAATACCCTAACTCCCCGACAACTCTCTAACCTGCGGCGTAAACGTTTCACAAACAGCCAACATTTGGCTTTCTACTATGCGCACGTCGTTGAACTCCCCAACGGTTGTTTTAGCTGGACAGGAAATTCCAAGCCAGCATCGCAAGGGGCGTATCCCATGATGCCGTTGGATAACGGTCGGTGTGGTCACGCCGTCGCATGGGCCTACAAGCACATTCGAGGTCAGGAGCCACCGACGCGCGGGTCGGGATTGGAACTCAGTCATCAATGCGAGGACAAAGGACTAGGCAGTCGTTGCGCGAATAGTGCGCATGTCAAGACTGAAACTCGCGAGATCAATCTGGGACGAATATCTGAAGAAAAGCGGAAAGCGAGAATGGCGAAGGCGCGGTCTTTCAAGAAATGCAATCTCAAGAAAAACTCGATTGGATAATGTTGGCCTTCTATCGCTGCTTGATCAGAGAAGCCGAGCTAGACCCTGAAAGGCGTCGACGGGAGCAGAAGCGGCGACGCGCAGAAAAGTTCCGAGAGACTGCGGCGGCTTTCTGGAAGCAGCAGAGACAAATCAGGGAACAAAGAGTAGCAGCGGATTGGGCCAAAGTAACTGATGATGTTGTGAACCGTATGCTCAGTGCCTCGAAGCTGGTCGGCCCTAAAGCAACGTTCGAGGAGCTTGCTGTAGAGTTCACAATTCCAAACGCCTCGGCCCGTCGCAAGACGAATCTGAAGAACAAACTGACGCGCATCGTTCGTAAACATATAGGCGACGGAAAAAATGAAGAAGCGTATGTGCGTGAACTCCGCTCCGCATTGAAGCACTAGTTCTACCCCTGGCAGTCATTACAACCGCCACTGACGGGATGCTGGAGGTCAGGGAGTTGTCTATCAAACTCCAGCATCAATCTCAGTTCTGAGCTATAGCGACTCAGTCCTCCAATACGTTATGAAGCCGTCTGGGATGGACGGCAACTCAACGCCCTTCGAGGCACCGACCTCGGAAGCGCGCTGAATGGACGAGAAGAAGAAACGCAAGTATCACGATGACCGAATAAAACAGAAGGTCATCGAGTATTACGGGATTGCTGGCGGGTGCTGTTTTCCTGGCTGTGAAGTGGATGAGATAGATCAACTCACAATAGATCACATACACGGTCGAACTGTCAGGGACATGCACGTCAAGACTGGCCTTGATTTCTACCGCTGGCTAATCGCTAACGACTTTCCACGGTCTTATCAGACGCTTTGCTGGAATCACAATTATCAAAAAGCCTGTTGGGTGCGAAAAGGTGCGCGGCCAGGGCGATTCAATTACAAATGGAGCCGTTACAAATGAAGATCTCAGAACTTCGGCAGGATGATAAAAACCTAAACAGCGGTACTTTCCGAGGCAAGCAAGTGTTGTCCCGCTCGATCCGAGAGCTGGGCGCTGGTCGCAGCGTTCTTATCGACCGCAATGGAAAGCTGATAGCAGGAAACAAAACCGCTGAAGCTGCGGCTGACATAGGCATGGACGACGTTATCGTTGTTGAATCCGACGGCACGAAGCTGGTCGTTGTAAAAAGAACAGATCTTGACCTCGACACGGATGCCAAAGCAAAAGAACTTGCACTGGCCGACAATCGTGCTGGCCAGCTTGGACTCGAGTGGAATCCTGATGCGTTGAAAGATCTCTCTGGCGTGATCGACATGTTCCCTTACTTCAATGGTGAGGAACTCAAAGAATTAACCGTTGAGGCAGGGAGGGTTGTCACGCCTGAACCGCCCGCTCCTAAAGCAGATCTGGCCGAGAAGCTACTGACGCAGTGGAACATCCAGCGAGGCCAGGTATGGGAAATCCCAAGCAAAACCGTATCGGGAAAAGTTCACCGCATAATGTGCGGCGACTCTTCGGATACTGAAGACGTCGCCAAATTATTTAGGGGTGGTGAGAAGGCATCCCTACTCGCAACCGACCCTCCCTATGGAGTGGCATATGGAGTGGACTCTGGCGCGGATTCAGCCCAAAGATTTTCGGCAATCCAAGGCGACGAGGCAGATGGAGAAAAGCTACAGGCGTTCTTGGAATCTGTTTTCTCTACATCGCTTCCGTTCCTGAGGGATGACGCCGCTTGGTACATCTGGCACGCTCAGCTAACCCAAGCATTCTTTGCTGCCGCTGCTGCGGCTGCTGCCGATCTGCTAATTCATCGACAGATCATTTGGGCGAAGAACCGCTTCATCTTAGGACACGGCGATTATCACTGGCGTCACGAGCTTTGCTTCTATGGCTGGCGGAAAGGCAACAGAGCAAGATTCTTCGGCGATAGGGCACAGGATACGGTGTGGGAAGTAGACAGACCTAACGCTGCCATCGCTCACCCGACCGAGAAGCCTGTTGAGCTATTCGCTCGACCGATGCGATTCAACACATTGCCAGGAGAGATATGCTACGAGCCGTTCAGTGGCAGCGGGACCCAATTCTGTGCCGCTGAGCAGGAAGGACGCCGTTGCTACGGAATGGAAATAGAGCCGAAGTACATTGCCGTCGCTCTAGAACGAATGAAAGACATGGGACTGGCTCCGAGGTTAAGCGAATGCAAGACATAAACGCATCATTCAGTCTCCGTGAGCTCAGGGCATTGTCAGACCCAACTGATTATCAGAAGCGATTGATAGAGCTTCTGGAGCAGAACCTAGTCGAAGGACACAAGACGGCAGATGAACAACGATCACACAATAATTAGCACCCTGGTATGCCCAGATCATCTCTCCCAATCGGCCCGCGCTGAATGGAATCGGATGGTGTCTGTCGAAGAGATCACGCCAGAGGATGCACCTGCACTTGCAGCCTATTGCGCGGCATACGGTCGATGGGCTGATGCTGAGGGAAAGATTCAGGAGTTCGGAGTAGTGATACAGAACAAATCAAAGAATCCTATTCAGAACCCTTACGTGGCTGTAGCACAGCAATCCCTGTCGATAATGCACAAATTCCTCAGCCTCCTACAGCACAAACAGAACAACAAGCAACTGTCACCCTAATCGCAACCTAGAGTTGCTTCAATCCCGCCGACGGACATTCGATCCGCAGCTTGCGCACCTCCTGTGTATCGCTATGTCCAATGTTCCAGTAAACCCGATTGTCGACGCCTACATTGCAGGTGTTATCGACGGCACCATTGTCGCCTGCAAGTGGATTCGCAAGGCGATGCAGCGGCACGTTCGTGATTTGGAGAACGGCCACGAGCGTGAATTGTGGTTCGACCCAAGGGCCGCTAATTACGTAATCGACTTCTGCCAGACGTTCTGCATTCCTCCAAATGATTCGCACCCCATGAGGCTGTACCCAGCCGAGCAAGCGTGGCTTGCGATTTTGTACGGATGGAAACGAACAGACGGAACTCGCCGTTTTCGCCGCACGTTGTTCCTGGTCGCCAAGAAGAACGGCAAGAGCGGCGTGAGTGCTGCGCTGGCCCTTTATCACCTGGTTGCCGATGGCGAGCAGTCGGCTCGCGTGTATTGCGCGGCAACGACCATGAAACAGGCTCGTACCGTTTTCAAAGAAGCGGTACTGATGCGAGAGCGTCATCCTGATCTAAAAACAGCAGTTCAGCAAGCAGGCAATGAGCCAGTCATCGCTCTACACATTCCGTCCTCAGGATCACGCCTTTCACCGATGGCGCGATCCGCCGACACGGAAGACGGCGCAGTCGTCTCTGCCGCTATTTGTGACGAAATCCATCGCTGGAAAAGCGAGGAGCTATGGACAGTCCTAAAACTTGGTGGGCGTACCCGAAAGCAGCCGATGATGATTTGCATTTCTACAGCAGGCGCCTCGGCGGGAGGAACATCTGTCTGCTGGAATGAGTACGAGTATTGCTGCAAGATTCTCGACAGGCATGTAGTCGATGACGAAATCATGCCCATGCTGTTTACTCTCGATGACGACGATGATTACAAGGACGAGAAGCTATGGGTCAAATCAAATCCCGCACTCGGCTATCTCTTCGAAATTGACACGATCCGCAGGGAATTCAAAGAGACGGAAGGGAAGCCTACCAGCCTCGGCGAATTCAAACGGTTTTCTCTCAACATCTGGTCATCCGAGTCTGAGAATCCTGCGATTGAAATAGACAAGTGGGACGCTTGTACTCGTGCGCCGCTTGCAAATCATCCAGATCCTCGCCGCCTTCGTGCCGAATCGCTCAAGGAATTAGCAGGCAAAGAGTGCTATGCCGCCCTGGACCTTGCTCCGAAGAACGACACTTCATCTCTCGTTCTGTTATTTCCCGACCAGTGGCGCGTAGTCGAGTATTTCTGGTGCCCGAAAGATAACGTCACTGCTCGCGTTAGGCGCGACCACGTTCCGTACGACACCTGGTCAGATCAGGGCTTTATCACATTGACGCCTGGAAATCTGACCGATGTTCGCTTCATTGCCGAACAGATCGCTGAAATCAACAAGCAGTTTGATCTGAAGGAAATCGCTTATGACGATGCCTGGTCGTCGGAGCTAGTCCGAATGCTTGAAGAAAGCGGCTTCCCAATGCAGAAGTTCGTTGCGTTCCCACAGTCGCACATTCGGATGAACGGCCCATGCCAGGAATTCATGCGGAAAGTATTGCGGAGGGACTTCACTCACGATCGTAACCCTGTGATGCGCTGGCAAATGGCAAGCCTCCGCTGGAACACACAAAAGGCAACGAGCTTTATCAAGCCATCTCGCGACCGCAAGCGGGAGAAGATTGACGGCCCAGCGTCTCTCATCATGGCACTCGCTCGTGCGACGGCACCAGAAAACATTGCCAAGCCGAAGAAATCATTCTGGGTCGTTCAGTCCTCGATCAGCCCCTCTCCAATGTCTGACTTAGAAAAACAATTCGGAATTGTATTGGAGTAATGGATGATAGGACGCAAGCGCACCGTATCTTACGAAGCTGTTGTCGACTATAAGAGGGCACACCCTCACCACTACCAAGCGGCGATTGCTGACTACTTCCGCATAAGTCAAAAGCAGGTCAGTCGCATTCTGCGTCAAAACGGGATTGTCAGCCACTGTGTAAAAGGGCGGCGTCCTCTTAAGCGCAGAACACGATGGCATGACGGTATTCCCACTCTGAGAGCAGGACAACTGGCCAAAGAGCGTTTCGACTGGGAATCGCTGCTCGTACGAGAAGGACTTGGGCTAGGGCGCGGAACGCGCATAGGCGGCAAGCATATCCATTACGGGGAAGACCCTCTCAAAGAGAAGCTCCCCATCAGCGACGACGATTCGACTATCTAGCCCTTAGTAGATACCCGCTGGTATTCGTGTCCCTGCCCGCACACAGAATCCATTGATTCCTGAAAAGGCTTACATGCCCTTGATTTCCCTTAATTTGCCCGACCCTCCAAGTTTCAGAATGGACGGCGGGTCTTCCACTCTAGCTGCGCCATCTGCTGACCTCGTACAGGCACTCATCGGATTTCCAGCGGCTGCTGGTAAGCCAGTGACTAGGGCTACGGCTATTCGTGTTGCGGCAGTGCTGTCGTCCGTAAAGATGCTGGCCAATGACATCGCAAAGATGCCATTGATCCTGCGCGAGACGCAGATTGCAAATAAAAGGCAGCGAACGCAGCCTGCAATTGATAAACCCCTCTATTCGCTTTTACGTGATTGTCCTAATCGCTGGCAGACGTCATATCAGCTTCGCTGGTTCCTCGCCTCACAGCTCGTAATGAACGGCAATTGCTTCTGCCAGAAGATTGTGAACCAGGCTGGCGATCTGCTGGAACTGGTTCCCATGAATGCCTGGAGCATGGCCGTTAAATGGGACTACAGCGATTCAAAAGCACAAGTGGCTCGTGATGGCACCAAGACTCCTGTGCTCAAGTGGCTTTATGAGTGTGGGAATGGAGTTGTGCGCGAGTTCTATCAAGAGGACATCTGGCATGTGTCTGCTCACAACCTCGAAGGCATCGGCATTGAGGGCGCAGCAACGATCGCTCTCGCGAAGGAAGCAATCAGCGTTCTAATCGCCGCCGAAGAAACAGCAGGACGTAATTTCGCAAATGGCCTCGGCATGGGCGGGTTTATCTCGTTTCCTATTGAATCGGGCGTTACTGAAGAACAAGCGCAGGGTGTTGTAGATCGTTTGAAGAAAGACTTCAGCGGGTCCCAGAACGCTGGCAAGTTCTCCATTCTCCCAGGCGGTGGAAAGTGGGAGCAGATGACGTTCAGCGCACAAGAGTCTCAGCTAATCGAGTCTCGAAAATGGAACGAAGAGACCATCGCTCGTCTATTCGGCGGTGCTCCGCTAGTCGTAAAGCTAGGACTCGGACAGCAGAATAGTACCTACGCCTCAAGCTCCGCATTCCTTGACGAATACTTCAACACGGCGCTCCTGCCATATACCACCGCAATCGAACAGACGATTACCCGAGACCTAATTGCTCCTGAAGATAGAGGCAGGCTGTATGCGAAGCATAACGCCGACATCATTCTTCGTGGATCTCCAAAAGAACGGGCCGAGACCAATCAAATCAAGATCAACTCGTTTCAGATGACACCGAACGAGGCACGAGCTATCGAAGATATGGATTCGGTAGAGGGCGGGGATTTTCTCGTCGGCGGAACTGGAACACCAGTAATTTTCGACATTGCGAAGCAAGAGTTCTTCATTCCTGGGCAGCTACCTCCTGCGCCGAGCGGAAATGCAGACACTCCGCAGACCGATACGACAGAACCAGAATCCGACGCACAAGGTACGGGCGGCGATGGCGATAACGCGCCTGCCAAGAAGGCGACAGCTCGTTTGCAAGTGATTTCAAATTCACTCGCGGAACGAGTGATGAGGAAAGCGGCGAAATCAGATCTTGACGAGAAGTTTGTTGTCGACGTTCTGGCTTGCACTCCAAACGCCGCTGCTGAGTTCTGCCACAGGTACAAGGACATGACAACAGACGAGCAACGTGCGGCTCTCGTCGCAATCGCACAAGGGGAAGAACTATGTTCAGTTTAAGAAAAGACAAACCACGCACCACGGCATTCAGCGCGAAGGCAAGCGGCAAGACCTTGCAGCTTAATATCTTCGACGCAATCGGCGAGGATTTCTTTGGCGAAGGCATCACTGCGTCCAGCGTCAAGAATGCCCTTGGAGATAGTCAGGACGATTACTCCGACATTGAACTCAATCTGAACTCTCCTGGCGGTGATTTGTTTGAGGGAGTGGCGATATACAACCTGCTCAAATCGGCTGGCAAGCCTGTGAATGTGAATGTTCTGGGTCTCGCTGCTAGTGCGGCCTCGCTTATTGCGATGGCCGGCACTTCGATCACTATGCAGCTCGGCACTCAAATGATGATCCATGAGGGATTAGCTCTCGCAATCGGCCACGCTGACGATATGCGAAAGATGGCTGACACGCTTGAAAGTGTGACGGCATCAGCAGCGGACATCTATGTAGCCCGCACCGGTCTGTCGAAAGACAAAATCCTGTCCATGCTGAAAGACGAAACGTGGATGAATCCCGAGCAGGCAAAAGCCAACGGATTCGCAACGGCGATTTCAGAGAAGAAGTCTGACGTCAAGAACTCTTTCAACCTGTCGGTATTCAAGAACACTCCAGCAGAATTGACCAAACAGGAGAACGCTGAAGAAGACTACACAATATCTCTTCGTTTGAAGCGGATTGAGGTTGAAAAGAGAAAGTAATGATTCAGAAGATCATCACACCTCGGACAGCACCAGTCATCACGCCTGAACGCCTTGCTGCGTTCGGACGCTTTGACGTACCCCAAAAGTACGTCACGGGTTCGTCTCCCGCGATCCAGACAGACGACTACACGCTGCTTCAGGTATTCATCGACGCCGCGACCGACCAAGTCGAAACAATGGCGCAATGGGCTTGCATGGCCGAGCAGGTCTACTTCACGCTCGATTTCTTCCCGAATACGCAAGATCCGCGCAACTTTCTTCAGTACGAGTTGAGCTACAGCTTTGCTATCACTCCTTGGTGGTGGTGGGGATTTCCGACAAGGGACAGCGTCGAGTTCGTGCGCCGCCCTGTTCTGGTTCCAGGCGTATCGCCTGTGACGAATCCTGTAGTCGTCACCTACTTCGATCAGAACGGCGTGTCTCAGACTTGGAATTCATCAAACTACTACATTCAAGACAACAAGCTCACTCTCACCGTCGGCAACTGGTGGCCACTGACAGATCGCCGTCAGGACTGCATTCAGATTACATATTGGGCTGGCAATACCAGCACTCCAACGAGTGTGGATGCTCGCCTGCAGATGGCAATAATGTTTCTCGCAAATCACTTCTGGGAAAACCGCACCATCATTTCTGTGGACCCTTCAAGCGAAGTCTGGGGAACCCTCTGCACGATGTTGAGCAGCTACAAGACTTATCGCATACCGAGATAATCATGCCGCTACCAAGAAGATCGAGTGGAATTCGCTATTTGCCGTCCAGCGCGTTCAACACGTACGTCACGATCCTTAATCCGAATGCTGGGCAAGCAGCCGATGGAACGCCGAACGCACCAACGACGGTAGCGAGCGGCATACATGCGAACGTCTCGATTTGGCGCAGCAAGGAAGTCGATAAAACGCAAACCCGTGTCGGCATCGCGTCGTACAAGATTGTTATCCGTTACCCGAAGATTTATTCGCTCGATGGCGGGATGCAGATTCTGCTTCGCAATCAACTTCACAACATTGACAGCTTCTACGACCCAGACGGGCAACAGGTGGAACTGCACATTTACACGCTGGTCACGAACGACACAGTGGGCAACTAATGATTGAGCAAGGACTGTTCCAACTCGTTACGCAGAATGCGGCCGTCAAATCTCTTGTCGGTGGGGATACCAGCGGAACAACGAAAGCGTTCTGGATTCTCGCGCAAAAGGGAGCATCCGTACCGTATCTCGTGTTCCAGCGCACAGCAACGAGCGACCTTTACAGCATGAATGGCTTTGCTGGAGTTCGTGACGCATTGTTTCAGGTGGATTGCTATGCAACCTCTTATTACGCCAGCCGCAGCATCGCGGCGGCGGTAAGGGAAGTGCTCCAGTCATATAAAGGCACTCTGCCCGATTCAACCCAGGTGCTAGCCGTGCTAACAGAAAAGGATTGGGACCTGGAATACGAAGAGGGAAGTAAAGGCTTTGTGTTTCGAGCCATGTTGGAATTCCGCATCTGGTACGTTGACAACGCTTAACAGGGTTTAATCATGACGCTGCTCGCAATATACGCATTCATCAAATTCTGGCTGCCGCTTGCTACCGCAACAAGCCTTTGCGTGAAGGGATTCTTTTACACCCGCTCCGTTGTCAGGAACGCTCAGGATGGAATCGGTACTTGGGCGAATACTCTTCTCGACAACCACATGGCGCACATTCAGAAGGCTGCGGAAGACGCTTCCGACTCTCTGAAATCCATCGCTGAAGCGAATCAAGACTTTGCTGTTGCGATGCGTGAGATGAGAGAAGACTTTCAGGAATCGCAAGCTGAAAACATTCGAGTGCAAGGCGCCATTCTGACGGGAATCGAAGTCCTGAAAGACAGGTAGCCATGAATCACTTCGCCACAATCGCTTCCGCTCGTGAATACGTGGAGAAGCTAAACGGCACGATCACAGACACTCTGGCTGACATCGAGCAGCAGATACAGTCCAGCGATCAGCGAAAGAAACGCACTCATGGGCTGATGGTGGTGCGCTACAAATTGCAGCAGGCACATCGGACGCTTGATCGAGGCCACGCGATATTAAGAGATCTGGAGCGGCTGGAGAAAGTATTGGATTGTCCAACGGTAGACGCTGATGCCAAGTAGTCCAACATCATTATGCCTCGACTGTTCATCAAGGGCGACGGACGGAACCAAGTATTGTGTCGCGCATCAAGCGATGAACAGATCAATCGAACATCGTCGTCTCTATGACACGTATCGAGCAGACGATCCCATCAGGCAGCTGTACCGCAATAGACGATGGCAATGCACAAGAAGGATCGTGCTTCGCAGGGATATTCTCTGTCAGGACCCGGAAGGATGCCCACACGCCGCAACAGTAGTGGACCACCATCCGCTCAGGGCCAGGGTGATAGTCGCCACGCTGGGCAAGGATGCCTTCTATGATCCCAATCGCTGTCGTGGCCTGTGCAAGCCTCACCATGACAGACATACAGCAACGCAAGAATCTAGCTTTGCAGGAGCCGTGCGGGGTCATCGAGCATAGACCCGTATGCCGGTCAGATCCTCTGGACTCATTTCCAAAGCTGCCCGTCGCCCGCGGTTTTTGCACACATCTCCACTATTTGAGTTCGACTTTATGGGACGAAATAAGACTCCGACTGCTGTACTAGAGGCCAAAGGCTCGTTTATTCGCCATCCTGAGCGTGAACGCCCAGATGAACCGACGACGGATCGTCTGCTTGGACCTCCGCCCGACTGGATGACTCCCGAACAGAAGCGAGTGTGGGAGCAATTAGCAAGCGAAGCCCTGCCTGGAGTGCTATTCGAGTCAGATCGCATGTTGTTTTCACTCATGGTCAGGCTTGCAACTAAACTCCTCGGTAATAAAGACATGATGGCAAGCGAAATGAGCATGTTGATTACGCTCGGGTCGAAGTTCGCTATGAATCCTGCCGACCGCTCAAGAGTCACGATTGACGCTCCGAAAGACTCCTCGCTTCAGATCTTCCTGCAACGGCAATAGCCACTCCTGAATTAGGACTATCTAGCCCTAAGTGAAAGCTCTCATCTGCGGCTCCATCGAGTCCGCCAGAGCCTTGTGTCCGTTCTCGTTCCGCTGAACGCCTTGGGACAACACCACACATTCAGGACATCTAAATGAATTCCATCGAACTAAATAAGCGCAAGAACGCTCTACTTGACGAGCAGGAACTAATGCTCAAGGCGGCAACTGAAGCTCACAGCAAGCTGACTGCCGATCAGGAGACCCGCTTCGAGGCTTGCAACAAGGAACTAGACGAGATCAACAAGAGCATCGTTCGTTTCGACGCGATTGCTAAGAGCAAGAGCGAGATTGCACTGCCGAATACCGCAGGCGTTATCGCCGAAAGCGGCACCAAGTCCAAGTTCTATGCGTTCGGTAGCCGTACTCCACTCGACGCAACCAAGATCGACACCAAGGCATTCTGGGCCTCACTGAAGTCCAAGTCCGCGTTCGATCAGTATCTGTTCACTAACGCCGCATTAGGCGAGGGTGGAACCGCTGCTGATGGTTCGGCACTTGTACCAATCCAGACCGATCCATCCATTCCGAACCTGCAGATGGTGGAATGTTCGGCCCGTAGTTTGTCTACTGTCATCACGACTGAGATGGACTTGAACGTCCCGTACCAGTCAGGCAAGACCGTAGCCTCACAGAAGGCTGAATCAAACAACTCCAGCACCAACGCATTCGCCACGAGCGTTCCGACTTTCGCAACCACGAAGCTGTCGGCTTATATGCTCGGCGATAGCGTCTTTGCGTCCTGGGAACTTCTACAGGATGCCAAGGCCGCAGGCCAGTTCATTACCGCCGATTTGGCCCGTGCCATTCGTGTAGCTGAAGAGTCTGCGTTCATTAGCGGTACAGGTAGTGGACAGCCACAGGGCTATCTCGGCAATGCTACTGCCGCAGTCGGTGCAACTATCACCGCTGGCGCAGGAGCACTCAGCACGAACAACATTCTCGACACGATGGCTACGCTAAATCGTGCGTATTACAGCAACGCAACGTGGCTCGTCAATCGTCAGGAAGCAGTTCGTCTGTTCAAGGCGCAATTGGCAGCTTCGCAGTTCCAGACTTACTTCACGTTCGATACCAACGGCGCGTGGCGTCTGCTTGGCTTCCCGATGGAGTTCTCGGCAGCACTGCCTGTATTCAACGCATCTCCACTTGTTACTGGAGCATGGTTGTTCGGTGACTTCTCTTCCTACGCTGTAATCGGCGACCGTGGCGACTCTAGCATCAAGATTAAGGTGCTGGATCAGGTGGCCGCACTCAACGGTCAGACGGTTATCCTCGGATACCGCCGTGTTGACCAGCGAGTGATCCTGCAAGAAGCTGTCATTCAGTTGAACACGAATGCTTAATTCTCTCGAAGAAGATGGCAAAACGCCCCGCTTAATAGGCGGGGCTTTTGCTTTGGGATTAAGACTATCTAGCCCTAATTGAGAGAGAAAGTTAATACTGCAAGTGAACACCGTTTGACGAGCTTCTCACTCGTGAGACAGCAGTTTATTTGTCCATTAGACCTGTTGAGCTTATGACGCATCCCTGCGTTCGATTGTGCCTGCTCACACGGTGTTCACTTCCCGCCTTTCTCCCAAAGACAACTCAAATGGAAATAGAAATCGACGGTCTTAAAGAACTGTCTGACAGACTCGCTTCAATGCCTGCAAAAGCTGCCAAGAGATATTTGTCTCGTGCTGGCGAAGCCGCAGCTACCGTCGTTGCAGAAGCACTAAAACAATCTGCGCCAGTCCAAGTCGGCATCCTCGAAGAATCAATCGTCTCGAAAAAAGAGTGGCTAGACGGAGACGAGACCGTAATGGAAATCAGTGTGGGGCCTAGCAAGCAGGCTTTCTGGGGCAGCTTTCAAGAATTCGGAACTCAAGAAGTTTCAGGTGTCGATAAGAACGGCGAGCCGTTCCATCACGCCGCGCAACCCGCCCAGCATTGGATGGGACGCGCTTGGGAAGGCTGCAAAGAGGAAGCACTAGACGCATTCGCAACCGAGGCAATCGGAATTCTTCAGGACCTCGAAAATAAAGGCTAACAATGCTCCCATCTGTCTCTTGTATTTTGCCGACTGGCTATGGCGATAGGTATGTCGAGACCGCGATTGATTGCTTCTACGACCAAGACTACGCAGGTTCCCTGGAGCTCGTAATCGTCGATAACAACGACGAACCCCTCACATGGGCGACGGCATTGCCTGCTGTGAAGTACATACGCAGTGAGAGAACGACAGTAGCCGATCTGCGCAACCTCGGAACGCAGAATGCCATTGGCGAGATCTGTATCACGTGGGACGAAGATGACTGGTCTCATCCTGACCGCGTGGCCGCGCAGGTGAGGCGCCTTCAAGACTCAGGCAAAGCAGTAACGGGCTGGCACAACATCTTGTTCTATGACGAAGCCGACGGTCGCACGTACAGATACTTCTATGAGCCGAGCGGCGGACAACATCCTCCGTACGCTTGCGGCACTAGCCAGTGCTATCTCAAGTCGTGGTGGAAGAAACACCCATTTCGGGATGTCAACGGTGTAGAGGATTGGCCCTTCACGCAAGTAGCCCGAGACGCTAATGAGCTGGACTCGTGTGATGCAGCGCAACTGTGCGTGGTACGAGCACACAGCGATTCAAAGTGTCCGCCACAGTTCGGGCACAGGCAGTTCCCAGAGGTAAAGCGCAGCACGTTCCCGCAAGAGTTCTTCGACGCCATCAGGCGAGAAGCAGCAAGAAACACCGCCGATGGCGGACCCAAAGGAGTAATACATGTCTAATCCAATTGTAGGAATCGGCGACGCGTTTGAATTTGCAACTGTCGCATCTCCAACTACATTCACCATACTCGCAGGCGTACAGTCCATTAGCTTTTCAGGCGACAAGGTACAAGTCGAAAAAACCACAACGATGGCAACCGCCAATGGTGTGGACACTTTCATCGCATCCACGCAGGACACTGGTAGCGTTGACGTGAAGTGCTTGTACGAGCCAGGTGACGCGACCCAGATTGCTCTTGAAGCAATTCGTCTCGCTGGCCAAGCGGTACAGATGAAGGCCCTCTACGGAACGTCCAATAGCACGACGTTCAGCGGCATTGTTGAGTCCCTGACTCGTGCATTCCCGTTGGATAAGCCTGCCACTCTTGACGTCAAGGTCAAGATCACTGGCCCTTGGACTATCGCCTAATCCTTCCCTCTAGTTGGGGCGACCCTTGTCGCCCCGTTCACTCCCTCAACACCATAGGTGTGCCTCATGGCTGAAAAGCAAATCAAGACACGTACCACGCCGCACTTCTCCCTTCTCTTAGACAAAGAAGACGGCTCCGCACCACAAGTGTGGAAGCTGTGCCCCGATTACAGAGCCATCGCAAAGATCGAAGAGGCCATCGGCAAGGACCTAAAGAAAATCGAGGACTGGAAAGACCTCTCCTCGGGCAAACATTTCCCAACCATCGTGTGGGGTCTTCTCAATCGCTACAACCCAGAGATCACGCTTGAACAGGTGCTGGATGTATTGAACCCAGAGGCGCAGAGGCTCTTGTCTGATGAAATCTTCGACCTGCTATTCCCAGGCGTGAAAGAAGCATGGGAAAAGTTTGAGAAAGAAAAGGTCACGGGTGCAACTGCCGACCCAAACGTCCAGACGGCGACGACGAGTTCCTAGAGTCCGTCCGCCCCGAAACATGGTTAGAGCTGTGGTCAATCGCTCGATATGACCTCGGCTTGAGCTGGGATGAGTTTGAAGAGCTGACACCTGGCATGTTTCAAGCCCTCTGTAAACGTCGCAACGTCAGGATCAGATACGAGCGGTTCGCACATGCGATGACCGCAGCAGCTGTGTACAACGTCAACCGTGGCAAGGCAGAAGATCCAATGCTCACGCCTTACGACTTCGTCAGAGACGAAGAGAGCAGCCGCAAGCACGAAGAGTTGCAGAACGCGAAGCGGTTCATCAAGAAAGCTCTCGGCAATCAGCCGATGAGCACACCGCGCGAGAAGTTGCTGGAAATCAGACTGAAGGTCATCAGCGATGTTCGAGCGTCGGGCCGTGACGACGCCGAGCAACTGGTCAATGAATGCTGGCCGTCGCTGAAACCAAAGGAACACGAATGTCCGAAATAGGCGCACTCATCATTCGGTTGCAGGCTGAGACCGCTCAATTCCGCGAGGACATGGGCAAGGTCAAGGCTGACCTTGACGGACTGAAAGGTAAGTCCAAAGAATTTGATGGCTCTTTCAACATGATGGAAGCCCGTGGCTCCATGATGGTCTTGGAAGAGTCCCTCGGTATTCGTCTGCCTCGTCATATCAATTCACTCATTGCAACTATTCCAGGCATTGGCGCGGCATTCGAGTTGTTGCTTCCAGTCATGGGCGCAGTGTTCGCAATCGGCTTCATCAGCAAGTTCGTAGAGGAACACAAGAAAGCAGCCAAGGAAATCGCCGATGGGTGGAAGTCTGTTGACAGCACGTTCCACGACACAATGGCAACTCTGGGCGAAGAGTTGCTCCAGGTCCAAATCAAAGCCGATGAACTCGGCAACCACTCGGTTGCTGCATTGCAAGGCAAAATCAAATTGCTAAACGAGCAAACCTTGAACTCCATCATTGGCGAGTTCAAGAAAATGGAAACTGAAGCTGACAAACTTCTTCAGAAGATGGACAGCAATTGGTTCATGAAGCTGTTCGGTTCGGTAGACACCGAACCAGCGCAGAAGGCTCTGTTAGCTGTTCGAGAAAAACTTGAGGACATTCGTGAGCATGGGAACGATCCTAAGCAGGCTGTAGTTGCGCTGAATGCCGCTATGCAGGAGGCCCAGGGTCACTTTGACACGCTGCGCGAAAAGCAGCGTCAAGCTGCGGGTGTGATTAAGGACTCGCCACAGGATAACTTTCTTGCTCAGCACCTTACGGATCAAGAGAAGGCGTGGCAGGACGTTACTACCGCATTGCGGGAGCAAACAATCGAAGCCCGTGAGCGGGTGGCCATTTCTTCAGGTAAGGCGACCAACGAAATTACTGCAGATGCTCAGAAGACCGAGTCTGCGTGGAATAAAGCTTTCGCAAGTCTTAGCCAGCGCGTTGCTAAAGCTCACGATGATGCACAGAAGGCATCGGATGAGATCGCTGCCGCTCAAGTCAAAGCCACTGAAGCTGTCGCCAAGCTCGGTGAACAGGGCAATCTACTCAACCAGGGTCAGATCATCAGCAAGTACCGAGAGTATCTCGGTATGCAGCAGGATGCGCTGGAACAGAATCATGCGCTCGGTCTGATTTCTGAAAAAAACTACTACGAACAGGTCAAGAAGGTCTATGAGCAGGAACACGAAGCCAAGATGAGGGCTTTGCTGAATGAAATAGATCAGACCCAAGATCCTGATAAAAAGCTCCACCTAATCCAGCAACAGACGCAGGAGCAGATCAAGTTCAACAGCGAGATCAGCAAGACCGACACTGCGATGGCGAAGTTGAACTCCTCGTGGGGCACCTACTTCGCTCGTATGAAGTCCGAGACTTTGGATTTGAGCACGACCATCCGCATGACGTTGCAGAGCAGCGTCACCCAATTCGTAAACGGGTTCAGTCAGGGAATGGCCCGAAGCATCGTGGAGAGTCGAAGCTTAGGACAAGCTGTGCGCCAAGTCGCGAGCCAGATGCTCGAATCTATGCTCAGCTCCATTATCAAGTGGGGAATGCAGTGGGTGATTACTCACACAATTATGAAAGCGGTGGATGCGAGCACCAATGCCATGACCATCGCTCAAGCAACAGCTACGGCTGCGATCCTGAAAACGTTGGCGGCGCAAGTCGCAGGTGCAAATGCTGTGGCTTCGTTCTCTCTTGCTCCCTGGCCGATTGATACGGGTGCGCCAGCATTCGGAGCAACCATGATGGCCACGGCCATGAGCTTTGAGATCGGCGGAAAAATCCCAGGCCAGGGTGCGGTCCCAATCATCGGTCACGGCGGTGAAACAGTTGTCACCAAGGCACTGACGGACAGAGTAGAAGCCAATGAAGGCCGTAACGGCAATTCGTACGGTGACACGCATGTTCACGCATCGTTTGCGCCAACTATTCACGCGATGGATGCCGAGGGCGTAGATCGAATGCTGACAAAGCACGGCGATACATTCAAACGCCACATGACTTCAGTGATGAGAAGGATGAACAAGTAAATGGCCTATCCAGTGATGCCCCAGATGCCATTGAGCATGGCGAAGGGATTAAAGAAAAACCCGAACTTCAACACCGTCATCCAGCCCAATGCTGCTGGCGTGGGCACGAGCTCCGTGGCCATAAAACCCTATGCAACTTGGGATTTTGAATGGGACATGGATCACATCACAGGGCACGAGTCTTTGGCCAGCAGTGTCATGGCTCAGTTCATAGGCGTGTACATGGCATGTCAGGGACGCAACAATCTATTTCAGTTTTCTGATCCGCAAGACAATTCCGTCGCCAACATGCAATTTGGCGTTGGAGATGGCACGACGACCAAGTTTCAATTGAGTCGAGGTATTGGCGGTGCAACCGACATCATTCAGAACGTGGTTGGGAGCATTCAAGTGTTCGTCAATAGTATTCTGACCAGCGTGAGCCTCAGTAGCACAGGCGTGGTGACATTTAGCAGTGCTCCTGTATTAAACGCTGTGCTCACGTGGACAGGTAGCTTCTGTTTTCTGTGTCGCTTCTCCGCCGACACCGTGGACAGCGTTCGTAGCTTCACCACGAATAGTGGTGTGGATCAGTGGGACATCAGCAGTGTGAAGTTCAGCAGCGAGTTCGTAGCTGCGGGTACCAGTGGCATCGTATTCGCTGGTGGAGGGACAGGCGGTGGAGGATTAACAGCTACGCCGCAAGCGGTTCAGTTGAACCCAAGCGGTCCTCAGACGATCAGCGTTTATCCGCTGGCTCTCGTGGGCCTTGATTCCTCCACGCCTAATCAAGCTGCATCGGGTTTCCTTAGCTTGGCCCATGCTGACACCCTCGCATGGCGCAACAATGCAAACTCGGCTGATTTGCCTCTCGGTGTAAACGCCAGCGACCAGCTTACGTTCAATGGTTCTACTGTAGGCGGTGGCGGTGGAGCTGTTTCCTCCGTATTCGGTCGCACTGGAGTAGTGGTCTCGGCTACTAACGATTACAGTTTTTCGCAACTTTCAGGAACTGCAACCTCGTCGCAATTACCAAATCCGACTACATCTCTGATCGGCGGCGTCAAAGCAATCACTGCAGTAGCGAGCAAATGGGTCAACAGCATCAGCACGAGCGGCACTCCGACGCTGACTCAACCTGCGTTCTCGGACATTAGTGGCGTGGCTACGGCAGCGCAAGTGCCGTCGAAGACCCTGAACTTCCAGGATCAACAGTCTCCTATCACACCAGCTTCAAACGTGGAGACCACTTTATTCACTTACACGATGCCTGCGAACACGATTGGGCTAGGCACAGGTGTGCGAATCACCAGCATATTCCAGCACTCCACTGGTGCCACGGCTTCAACATTTAAGGTCTACTTTGGGGCCACATCCTTCGTTGTTGCGAGTGCAGCGACAGGTGTCCCGCAAATGCAGTGGAACTTGCTTGTCATGAACGACCCTGTGACCGCCAATTCTCAAGTCTTGAGCAGACTCATCAGTTGGTCAGCGGGCGGCTCGGCGACTGTTCCCATCTACAGCGCAGCGACTCCTGCAGAAAATACGGCAGCCTCGATCACGATTAAGTTCACCGTCACAGTGACCAGCACAACGGATGTCTACACACCATTTCTCTTTCTAGTCGAGTCGGTGAACTAATGAAACGCCTCATGCCGATTTCGCTCGTATCGTTCTTGCAGACGAATCCCAACTGTCTCAAGGCGGACTTGTTCGCTATCACGCTTCCGACAGGCACGACGATTTATGTAACAGAGGGTCAGTTCGACATCACCGTGCCGAGCGGCACGAATGGATGGACTGGAAGCACTACGACCTTCTCTTCAAGTCAGTACGGACGCTGGTCTCGTGGTGCAATCACGAGCGAGGCAGGATTTGGTCTTCAGTCGAACACCATGTCGCTAAGTTGCGTTCCCCAACAGGGAACCAGCTACCCAGGCATGAATGTCGGAATTCTGAACGCAGCGTTCAACGGATTATTTGAGCCTGCACATGTGACGGTTTACACCGCATACATGCCAAGCAACGCATACGGCAACCTCAGCAATGGGATCGAGACGAAGTTCTACGGCACTCTGGAAAAGATTACCGAGATCAATAGGCTGAAGGTCACGTTCGAGTGCGCCGATCCTCTTTATGCGTTGAACCTCAAGGTGCCAACACGAGTATTTCAGTCGAATTGTCCTTGGAGCTACGGCGACAGCAACTGCAATCCTGTGGGCGGCATTCAGACCCAAAGCTTCACCGCTGCTTCTGGAAGCAGCGTGTGGACGTTGATTCCGTCTTCAGCTTTCTCTCAGGCATTCGGATATTTCAGTCAGGGCGTGGTCAAGTGTACGGCTGGCACTAATTCAGGACTGAGCCAGACCGTAAAGCTGCATGATGCTTCGGGCAATCTTGAGATGTCATTTCCCTGGCTGCTCACACCGAACGTGGGAGACACGTTCGTGGTCACGGCTGGCTGCGATAAAACGCTTCCGACCTGCATCAGCAAATTTGCCAATCAAGTTCACTTCGGTGGCGATCCATTCATACCACCACCGACTCAGGCGGTATAGCGATGCCTTTATCAGACGTACAGAGAAACAACATTGTGGAAGTGGCGAAGAGTTGGCTTGGGACGCCGTATCGGGGTTGGTCCGCGATCAAAGGCTCGAAGGGCGGCGTGGATTGCGGTCAGTTACTCAAAGCGGTTTATTTAGAAGCAGGGCATCGTCCAGGAGATGGTGTGCCGCTACCTACGGATTATTCTCTGCAAGTCTGTCAGCACAGAGAAGACCCTGAATATATCAACACCGTTATGCGTTACATGAGAGAGATTTCTGAGTTGGAAGCGAAGCCAGGAGACACGGTTGTGTACAAGCTCGATCACGCATTCGCACATGCGGGAATCATTGTCAGTTGGCCTGACTACATCATTCACGCCATCGGGCGTCATGGAGTAATCGGCGGACACGGGACGAAGGAACCACGATTTCAGAAATGCCAGCGCAAGTTTTTCACGCCGCTTGATGAGCACTGCAAGGAAGAGAAGTAATGGGATTCGGACAACAGCAGCAGCCGACGAAACTTAATCAAGCGCAGATCAACCAGTCTGCCTATGGATACCCACTGCCTTGGGTCATGGGAACAGCTCGTATTCAGCAGTCTCTTCTCTGGGAAGATGGGTTCGGAGCACAGACCGTTAATATCCAAGGCGGCAAAGGAGGCGGCAAGGGCGGCACTGAATATCTTTATTTTGTCGATTGCATCGCTGCTCTTTGCAATGGGCCAATCCTTGGCATCGGAGATGTGTGGTCAGGGCAAAGCTGGCTTGGTCTGCCGAATGCGACGGAAAGCTACACAATCGCAGCACCAGGCATCTACACGCCCACCAATGCGCCAGCAATTGTCACGAGCAGCAACAACCAACTAATTGATGTTGGCGTTGGCCGCAGCATCGCCTACAGCGGCACATTCCACGATCTTGGTGCTCCTGCTGCAACAGTTCTGAGCGGCTCGTATTTGGCGTCGTTCATAAAGGTGCCGTTCGGGACAACTCTCACTAGCGGAACTTACAGCATCAATCCGAATTCAATCGGAACATTCACGCTGACTTCTGTTGCGAATGCCTCAGGCGGCAACACCGCCTACACAGGCACGATCACAGGAGGTGGTTCGAATGCTTTCGCTGGATACACATTCACGATTGCTGGGTTCACCAACGCTGCGAACAACGGCTCGTTCGTCTGCGCTTCATCTACAGCCACGACATTAACATTACAGAACGCCAGCGGCGTTGCACAGACTCATGCAGCCACGGCGACAGAGCCAGGAAACACATATCACTTCGATGCCACGCATGATGCAGGCAAGACCCTGACGCTGTCGTACAGCTTCTATCTGCCGAACATCACGGAAACTGAGACCGACATCGTTCCAGCAGGCAAGCAGATCGTCGTCGGTGGATCGCTCCAGTTCCTAACGGACTTGGGCGTGGTGTATACGGCAGGACCGAATAACGGCACGAGGCTCACCAAGGTGAACGCCACGCCGACAGTGACAGGAACTTATCAATGCATCCCGAGCGGTCACGGCGGAACGTACAAGTTCGCCACTGGTGACATTAGCGCACAGGTGCGGATCACGTGGATCACACAAGATCTCAGCATCGTGCCTCAGGGCGCACCTAGCTCGCTCAACTTTCAATTGTTCGAGGGCACACAAGGTCAGAGCACATGGAGTGTTCTCACTTCAAAATATCCAGGCGCAGCGTTGGGTTATTCGTCCAAGGCGTATGTCGCATATCACCCGATGGCTCTTGGAACATCTGGTCAGATTTCTAACAACACATTTGAGGTCGTGACGCCTGACATTTATGGAGGCGGAATAAAGGACTGCAATCCAATCCAGTGCATTGGGCAGGTGCTCACTAATCAGCAGTGCGGCTTGGGAGTTGGTCTCGTTGCATTCCCAACCAGCGTGATTGATAACGGGCCGAACGGCACGTGGGGAGGCGCACCTTCTACTCCAGGCACCAGCTTGACGGGAAGCACGGCATGGAACTGGTTCGCGGCTAACGGCTTCTTCATCTCGCCTGTGCTCGATTCACAAGACACCGCAGCCAGCACGTTAGGCAAGTGGCTGGAAGCAGGAATGTGCTCCGCGTTCTACAGCGAAGGTCTGCTGAAACTCGTTCCATATGGCGATACGACGACCGCTGGCAGTGGCTGCACTTGGACTGCGCCAACCGCTTATGCAGTCGCATTGGACGATACATGTTATCTCGGCAAAGAAGGCGAAGATCCAGTCAAGATCACGCGCAGTGCTCCTCAGGATGCGATGAACGCGGTCCAGGTGCAGTGGAACAACCGCAGCAATCAGTATTCACCTGAGATCACGCAGGAATCCGATCAGGCTTCAATCAACAAGTGGGGAGAGAGAAGGGAAGACCCGCAGAACTGGGATTTCATTCACACGCTGACGGCCGCAACGTTTGCTGCCAATATGCGTGTGAAGCACAACGTCTACATCCGCAACACTTACGAATTCACGCTGCCATTCACCTACTCATATCTGGAGCCGATGGACATTATCTCCCTCAGCACCACGAGCACATGGGCCGTCGGTCTCAACAACGCAAATCTCGGACTGGTGAATCAGCCAGCTCGCATCACCAAGATCGTGGACGATCCACTGACTGGCTTGGCGATCACTTGCGAGGATTATCCGTGGGGCGCTCATCTTCCGACGATTTATAACAAGGCGATCAGCACCGCCAGCGTTGTGTCGAATGCTTACGCCAATCCTGGCAACGTTGAAGTTGTGATGTTCGAGGCAACATCTCGTCTTACGGGATACGCAGGCAACACCATTTATATAGGTGCCTGCGGCACCAGCAGCAATTACGGAAGCACGAACATCTGGGTGTCGAGAGACAACACCAACTTCGAGCAAGTGGGAACGATTCAAGCCCCAGCACGTTTGGGAGTATTGGACAGCACCTTCGCATCAGGCAGCGACCCCGACACCGTGAACTCGCTGGTGATTGATCTCGCGGAGAACTGCGGAGCACTGGCGGCAGGAAGCACCGCAGATGCCGACAATAATGTCACGCTCTGCTTCGTGGACGGCGAATACATCGCGTCCAGTGCGGCTGCTCTCAGTGGTCAACAGCAATATACGATGAACGGTTATATCCGCCGTGGACTATTCGGCACCGCAATCAGTAGCCATGCAGCGGGTTCGCTGTTCATGCGACTAGATCAGAGCATATTCAAATATCAGTACGATCCGACATGGGCAGGACAGACGCTTTATTTCAAATTCCAGCCAGTAAACGCTTTTGGAAATTCTGCAACGCCATTGGCGAGCTTGGGTTCTCAGGCATTCACTGTGCTTGGACAACACCCTGGCGCAATTGACGCCGCCAGCGGCCTCATCATTCCGTATTCTCAGGACACTGGTGTAACGATTCAGAACGCCAACTTTGAAGCGGCAACCGTCATGAGTCAGAACGGCGCTCCTGCAGGATGGATGCCTGAAGGTACCGCAGCGACCATAACCTACGACACTGCTACCCCGTATGACGGCTCACAATCGCTCAAGCTGGTAGCAGCAGATCGGTATCGTGGTGTTCAGAATCAGCAGAAATATTCCTGCACTCCAGGCGATCAATACAAACTGACATTTGCTGGAAAGCTGGTGTCGGGTGGAATGCAACCACGTGCGGGATTATGGTTCGAGAATGCCAGCGGTTTTGTTTCTGCTGTCGTTGCCAATATCACTTCTGGAAGTTGGACGGCGTTGTCCGTCAGCGGAACTGTTCCCGCTGGTGCGACGTTCTTCTACATCGTTAGCGACTGCGAGTACATCACCAGCGCAAGCACGACAACTTGGGAGATTGATAAGTTCCAATTAGTCCGTGTGTCATCGCTCGACAATGAAGTCAGCGATGGAAGCAACTTCGTCAAGCTGTTGGCTTCACATGCAGTCAACAACGTCGCATACAACTTCAGAGGAATTTGGACATCAGGCACCACGTATTTTCAGGGTGATGAGGTGATCTTTGGTCAGAGCTATTGGGTTGCTCTCGCTGGAAGCTTGAATTCCTCTCCCAACACAGGGAACTCAAACTGGCAAGTTGTTGGCAGCTACAGCGGCTTTCAGGGCGCATGGTCTAGCTCGACCGCATACATCGCTGGCGCGGAAGTCACTTTCAGCGGCAACTATTGGGTCTGCGTCACAGGCAACACAAACTCTGCTCCAAGCACCTCGAATGCTAATTGGCAGGTCGCAGGGCCGAGCAGTCTCGACAATATCGCAGATGGCGGCGTTTATCTGCGCACCAGCTATATCGCAGGTGACGCGCTGCTGGATAATGGCAACTTCGAAGCCAGCAGCTCAATCCTTCCACCACCTGGCTACACGCCTTATGCCAATACCGCAACGCTGGCTTACGACACGACCACTCAATTCAGTGGCGCACAGAGTATCAAGATCACGAGTCCAAGCGCGGGTGGCGCTGGCATATTACCGATAAAAAAGGTCATGTGTCGTGCTGGCGACGTGTTCTTCGCTAGTGCTCGTGCGAAATGGATCAGCGGGTCGGGTGCCGCTGATCTATCTATAAGTTTCCGAAATGCCAGTGGCACGGGCATCGGTGGTTCTGACGTAACCACTTCATCTAGCTCCTGGACACTCCTTACCAACACTCAGACTGCACCAGCAGGAACGGTGTATGCCACGTTCGAGATTTATGCAAATGCTGCGAACACCACCGTTGAGTTCGACGAACATTACATTCGTTGCGTCAGAAATCTGGACACCGAAGTTGCGGATGGCTCGACTTACGGCAAGGTGAACCAGACGGCGTTGACAGGAAACAATATTGATCCCTCCAAAGGCGGCGTTCTAGCAAAGGGCAGCACTCCGACAAGTCAGAACGGCATCGTTCTGGGAGGGATGACGTGGAACGTTACTAGCAACAGTTGGCAGCCATCTTGGACACAGACACCAATCTTCCGTGCTGATGGAACCATCTCGGGCTTCATTGCAGGTGGAACGCTGAGCGTCACGGGTCTGCTGCCAAGCCAGAGCTACACGGCATATCCGTATTGGGACGAGACTTCCAGCACGATGAAGTGGGTGGGCAGCGAACTTGTATTCCCAACGATGACTAGCGTCGGGCTGAATGGAAGCACTCAGTACCTCACCACCACTACGTCCGCGAACTCTTTGCCTACGCAGTTCACACTTGAAGCTTGGATTAAGACCACGGCATCGAGCGGTCAGCAAGTGATTATGTCCTTGGCTGCACCGCAGACGGGTACGGGTGCTCCAACCCACGAAGACATGATATGGACAGTTGGGCCAGCAGGAAACATAAACTTCCAGTACGTGAATGGTAGCGGCTCCGTTGTGAACGCTACGACAACTGGTGCACAGGTAAGTGACGGCGCGTGGCATCACATTGTCATTGCTTTTGCCACGGGTGGAACGATCACGATCTATGTGGATGGAGTGAGCAAAGGAACTGCAAGCGCACTTGGTGCTCCGAGAAATGCGGGCTTCGCTCTTTGGTATCGAATTGGATTTGGCCCCGCAAATGCGAGTTTCTTGACCACTGTTAACAGTTTCTTTAACGGTTCTCTCAGTCAAGTTGCACTCTACACTGGCACACCACTGACCTCGACTCAAGTATCAAATCACTTCATCACTGGTATCAATGTCGGCTTCACTGTGACAAATGGATATGCGAACACCGTGGCTGCTGACACTCCGACGTATTACTGGAAGCTGAACGAAATGGTGGGCACATCCGCTGCTGAATCCATAGCTTCCAATACAGGAACCTACGTGGGATCACCAACATTGAATCAACAGGCTCCAGTCGTGGTGCCGAGCGGAAGCCCAGCATACATGTGGCCGTACAAAAACTACTTGTGCTCACAGGCACAATCACTACAGTCCCGAATTCCTCTGTCTGCTGGGAGCTTAAATCCCAGCACCCCAGCCAGCGGTTCAGTTCCAGGTGGCGGTGGTGGAATCGGCGGCGGTGGACAGGGTGGATGCTGGAGCGGAAACACGCTCATTAGGACTCAGCATAGAGCTGTGCGCATAGACGAATGGCTAGACGGAACTGAAGTGCTGACGGCACGAGGGACTTGGAGGCCAGCACGTCTGCTGTGTCACGAAATCATGCAGTGGAAGATGATTGACCCGATTGGCAATGGTGAGTTGGTCACGATTCAGCATTGGGTCTTAGAGAATGGCGGCTGGATGAGAGCACATGTTGCTTATCGCGACATACAGACACTCATCCATGAGAACCACGTCTATGACCTCATTGTGCTCGATGTGAACGAAACGGAAACCGAGGCATTATCACCGATGACGGAGCACAGCTACACGCTGGAATCTGGCATCGTGGCTCATAATGCCATCATGTTGCCGAAATAAGAAGGAGATAGCATGTACTACCTTGTTCAAACAGACACGCAGACATTCGGCTGTCACAGCATGTTTCGCAATTGGGCCGCTCTCGACGGGCCAAATGGAATTTCATTGCTCTCCGTTCGTTTTCATAGCGATGACGATCAAGCGAGCTTTGAATCACTTGCTGGTGTTGAGGCTCTCCCAAATACAGGGACAATTAGCGAAGATCAAGCGATTACGATTACAGCTATTGGGCTGGCAGTAACGATAGCGAACACGACTGCAGAGGTGCGAGAGATGGCAAAACAGCAGTACCCTGCCATGTAGAAAACTTTCCCTGAGGAAAGCAGTCTGCCCTCGGAGGTGTACTATGACCTCGACAGGGAGGCGCGCAGGAAGATGGCGGCAAATTTTGAGCAAATACAAATTGACCGTGAAACGATAGGAAAAGCTCTACGCGAAAAGAGGCTAAGGGTAGATACGCATCAGCGGGAGTACGCGTGGGAAGAAGATCATATCCTTGAGCTGTACCAAGATTTTTCAGACGTAATCACCAGTGGCGTAGCTGGAGCAGAGCATTTTTTAGGCTCCATCGTAGTAACGCAAGACATTGCCAAACGGCCAAAGATTGTTGATGGCCAGCAGCGTCTCGCGACTTGCCTGATTTTTTTGGCTGCAATCCGAGATTATCTTTACACGCATGACGATGCCGAACGCGCCAAGATTTTGGAGCAGACTTACCTGATTACCCCAGATCCCGACACCTTAGATACAGAGCCACACCTTCAACTGAATGGTGCCGATAATGAATTCTTTCGCAAGCGTATTTTGTCGCGGCCAGACAGCAAGGAAAGAAATGTGCAGCCAAATCAGCGCTCGCACTATCGAATCGAAACGGCGGCTAGAGTTGCGGCAGAATGGGTCGCACGGGAGGCGTCAACTGCGCGGGCGGGGAATTCATACTCTCGGTTAAAGCCTTGGAAGGATTTCATTGAAGACAGGGCGCGTGTTATTTGGGTGCAAGTTGCGGACGATAGCACAGCATTCAGAATCTTTGAAACGATGAATGATCGTGGGCTGGGTCTATCCGCATCGGATCTTCTGAAGAATTATCTTTTTGCTCAATCGCACGAAGGACGAAAAGACGAAGCACATCAGAAATGGTTCACGATGCAAGGCGCCATTGAAGGGGTTGACGAAGACAAGCATGCGCTAGTCACCTTCATCAGGCAATATTGGCTTTCCGCTAAAGATCACTCCACCAAAGATGAGCTATATGCAAACATCAAGCGCAAGGTCAATTCAGAAAGGAAAGCCCTTGAGCTCCTTGACGACCTAACCGCCAGTTCATCCCGATATGCCGCTATTCTCAACCCAAGCGACGAATTGTGGAACAGGTTTCCAGAGTCGATAAAGTACCAAATAGAAGTTCTCAATTACATCAGGGTCAGCCAAGGGCGTCCCCTGTTGCTTGCAGCGATCGCGAAATTCCAGAGCAATCCCCAACAGCTTGAAAAGATTTTTAAAGCAATCGTGAATTGGTCCGTGAGACTTCTAATCTCGGGAAAGTTGGGCAGCGGATCACTGGAAGAAAAATACGGAGAAGTGGCACGGGCCGTGATGACGGATTCAGCCAAAACTCTTACTCAAATCACCGATATGTTTGTTTCGTCCGTTCCTACCGATGCTCAATTTGAGGCAGCATTCTCAACGGCTGATGTATCGAAGGGATATCTCGCAAGATATTACTTGCGAACGCTGGAAGAGCACGTTAAGGCCACCGATAGCCAAGAAAGGAATTTTCCGCATTGGGACGTCTCGAAGAAAGGCGGATTGAATGTGGAGCACATTCTTCCTAAATCCGTAAAAGCAACCAACCAGTCTCTTGGTGAGTATATTTTTCGTCTCGGCAATCTAGCTTTGATGCAAGCTAATAAGAACGCTGAAATGGGTTCTGGCGACTACGCTACCGTAAAAAGCCCCGAACTTCTTAAATCCGACTTCTTGCTTACGCGAGAGGCTGGCGGTAAGAAGAATTGGGGAGCTGACGAAATTACAGCCCGACAAGTCCGCCTTGCAAAACTCGCAGTTGAGGTGTGGCCAATTCGAGAAGGAAACCATGACAAGGACAAAAGCCGACGATCCTGACTGAAGGCCACTTTCAATAATCCTATGCTCGATAGCGTGGACTTTCTAATGCAAAACTTGTTACATGGCTACGGCATCCTCACTGGTGCGCCCTCAGGCATCGGCGAGCCTGAATTACAATTGATGTATGACCGATTGGGCAGAAGATGCAGCGCGCAAGACACTTCAGCAAGACGCAATCCGTGATCACAACGTTGATAAAGCAAACCGAGAAGCCAAGATCAAGACTGAGGTAGGAGCCAAGATCTTCAAGGAACTCCAGGACTGGATTACAAAAGAAATAGAGAAATACAACGGCCTAGTCCCACCAGCAGACGCTCTCAGTATTGCCTTCAACAAGGAGAGTCAACCGCAACCACTTTTTTCCGAGCGGATTATCGTCGGTCGTAAGGATGGAAGAAAGGGGCCTCTCAGGATCACCTTCAACGCGACTACGGGCATAATTCACTACGAGTGTGGCGCGGGACAAGCGAATTTTAACTTGAAGATTGCCGATGATGGATCGGCGCACTTCGAGACGCCTTATCACAAGGCAAAGACCAGCGAAGAAATTGGTGCAGAGGCATTATCGAAGTTTCAGGATTCTACCTTCTAAACAGACGAAAAGAAAAAAGCCCATCAGAGATGTGAGTCTCTGATGGGCTTCTTCTTATTTCGTTAGTGCCCATAGACTTGATTCAATCCATTTGAATCTCCTATTGAAGTGGGATTTTGGTTTGAATGGTGAGGCTGGAAGGGCTGTATCGAGCAGCCCTTCCTAGCCGTTCGTTGTTAGCCTTGGGGTTGTGCCGCAGGATGCGCCGTCGGGCGAATGCTGGCAGCGGGTTTCTTTCCGACCATCGGGCGAACCACGTCGAAAGGGTCACGTCCTGTGCTGATTGCTGACAGAACTTTGACCAGCAGATCGCCGCTTTGTTTCCAGTCAAGATTGAGTTCTTTTAGCTCCTCAACAATCGACTGCGTTTCTGATGCGACCGTTTTTAGCAGTGGGGCTTGATCGTCACTGTGCTTGCTGAACCAGGCGATGCGGCTTACCTTCTCACGAACATTCTTGAATGCGGACTCAATTTGATCTTCAAGAGATTCGCGCTGCGTCTTGATCTGCTCGCTCTTGGTGGTGATCTTCGCTTGAGTTTCTTTCATTTCGGCAGTCAGATCCTTTCTTTTGTCCTTGCTACGTTCTGCTTTCAGCTTGGCTGCCGTAATGGCCAGCTTCGCTGCCAGCTTGTCCCGATCTTTGAGAAGCTGCTTTATCAAAGGCGTTGTTCTCCCCTTGGTGCTCTTGCCGTACCGTTTCAAGGTCCAATAAGCGGTCGCTCGTGGAATGCCCACAGACTTCAGCCAATTGCTGAATAGGCTCGTGGGCGAATTGCCAGCCACCATCGCTTTCCGAACCCGCTCAAGTTTGCTGGCGAATGCGCGGCCATCTTTCTTGAGACTGGCCCACGATTTCGCAGCATCCTCGGTCGCCGCCTTGATTTTGTAGTTGTCAAGGAAGCCTTGTTCTTTTTCTGTAAACTTCACCCTCGCCTGGCGAAGTGATTTGTGGTTCTCCAGCTTCTTTATTTTGTAATGAACTTTCGACATATGTGGTGCTCCCTACTTGTCCAAGATTGGACAAGTAGCTCTGCGCCGTGAGGTGGTCGCGTACCTTATGAACCTAACTACTGTTAAATCATATGCTTACCATAGGGGGTAAGCAATGGATATAGATGGTTATCTTCTTCTAACCCCACCCCGTAAGCATTGGCGTTACAATGAGTTCCATGAACTCCCACATCCACATGCTTATTTGCCCCGAACATGGGGAGGTCCCATGCCCTGTTTGCGCTGGAACGGTCGGCGGCGCAAAGGGCAAGAAGTACGGACACCTCGGCGGTCGCGCTGCTGCGAAGGGAATGACGGCGAAGCAACGGAGGGCCAGGGCGATCAAAGCTGCTCGGTCCCGCTGGCAGAAAAAGAAAAAGCCGAAGTGATTTCTCACCTCGGCTCTCCATCCTGA